GCTTTAGCATCTGCTAACTCCTGAGTGTATTTGGCGTCCAATTCGGCAACGGCGCGCTGGCGAGTCTGCATGTCTTTGATGGTGGCGTTAGCCAGGCTGAGTTTCTCAGTGGCTTTATCGCGCTGGTCTTTATAAGCGATGGCGTTGTCGCGGTAGTGGTTAATCGCCCATGTCATGGAAACCAGCAGGCAGATAACGACAGCGCAGATGATGGCTGTTAATCGGCTCATTTCTGGCCCCACTCGCAAACTTCACGCTCAATCTCGCGCCGGGTAATCAACCCCTTCCACTGTTTCCCACCGGCATACGTCCAGCGCTGCAGTTCTTGGCATGCTCCGGGGACATCGCCGGCATTTAGTTTTTTCAGTAACGTCGATCTGCTAAATGCTCCGGTTCCCACGTTGTATGCGAAAGAGTAAAGCGCGGCGCGGGTTGGCTCGGGGATGCGAACCTTGATCAGCGGGTCAATGGCGTTTGCCACCTTTCGCAGATCTGCCTTCAGCAGGTTGTCGCACTCTTTGTCGGTGTAGCGGTGGCCGCGGCGAATATCAGCGCCGGTGTGCCCATCGCAAACAGTCCAGACACCTACGACATCCTGATAAGCGTAATAACGGCGCCCTTCAAGACCATCTGCATTGCCCAACATGGCAGCTGCAATAGTGATTGCGCCGGATCCGCCAACAATGGCTCCCGCCAGCTTATTCCTGAGTGTCGGGTTCATCTCGGCTCCTGCTGCGGCGGTTGTCTTCGCGGATTTTGAAATAGAGATTCGTCAGATATGTCAGTACGGCGATGATGATGCCCACCAGCACGCCGATAGCGTTCCACTGCTCGGGACTGTAGGCATTCAACATGCCGTTTAGGATGCTACCAGCTGAAGCGCCATATGCAGCACCGGTGGTAAGTTTGTCCATGCGATACATACTCTCACCTCGCTTTTTGCGGGTGCTCTTGCTTGAAATTAAAAAAGGCCGCCGAACGGCAGCCTTTGAGAGATATGTCAGTGTCTGGGGGATAATATTGTGATGCTTAAAGTCAAAAGATATTATGTGTTTCTTTTAGCTTTCTCCCAATCTTCTTTCAAAAGGCGCTGCATGTCACTAACAAATTGATTTAAATATTTATTAGCCTCTTCCCCATCCAAATCATAAATATTTTTAACCATGTCTTCTGAGTGTGTTTTTAATTGATTCATGGCATTTATAACTCTTATGTGATCAGCCCTTTCAGGATTAAGCATCAACTGAATGCGCGTTGAATGAAGTACTAATTGTATCATTGCCGCATGCAATTCAATCTTAGTATGAGCAATCGAACTTAGAAGATCCGCCTTCTCATTCTGGGTAATAGCGGGATGATTACTGGATTTAATTTCAAGAACATACTTTTGACTTATGGATAAATATGTAACGGCACTAGCTACAAACTCAGCGGAAGCCTCTCGCAGATCTTTTATCCATACAAGCCTGTTAGAAGCAATTACTTGAGCCTTTCTACTTTCTTCCGCTAGTTTAATTTGTGTATCTCTGCCATGCTCAATATCCCTCAATTGCACCGCTCGATCTTCTCGAAGAGTTTTATTACTGTTTTTAATTGACCACCATGCAATTAAAGCTGGTATCGCGGCTGCGATGAATGCACCAGCAACACTTGCAACAATAGTATCCCAGCCAAACCCGCTATCGGTTGTTACATCAATGTGCGGTATCTTTTCAATTAATAAGCCCAGATTTCCGGCTACCGGATATGGAATACCTTGCCAAGCCATAACACCTCCTTTTTTGAGGCATCATAACAAAAAACCCCGCTAAGGCGAGGTTTAGAATTTTTAACCATGAACATAAAAAGCCCATCATTGGAGCAAAATTACCACAGATTCGGGAAAAGTAAATAGCTCACGATAAATTCACGCCCTATTTTGTTATCTGCTTCAGCTGCGCATCAGCCCAAGCCTCTTCGATGTCAAACCTAGTGATGAGCTGATCGTAGAATGGCTTAACAGACTTCTTCCATGTATCGAGGCTGATTGCATCCGTTATCTGACACACTGCGGCGTAAGCCACAGTTGATTGAATTCGTTCATACCCGCGCCCGCTGCAGCGCTTGCAATCAGCGAGTACCGGAACGCCCTGCTGTTCTGTAAGAGCCTGATTAATGGCTTTCCCGCGTCCATGACAATCTCTACAGGCGCAGCTGACAACTTTCTTCCCCTTGCATTCCGGGCAAAGCACCCGGGCCACTTCTCGCACTCGGCGTTTGTATTCGTATTGAGAAGGGATAACTTTCAGCCCCCAAGCAGAGGATTTTTTAATAACATCTTTTGCGTGCCAAGGGGTACTGGTCTTTATCGTAAACACATCTGCGTCAATGAACCCCTGTCCGTCGCAACATACGCAATGCTTCACGCTGGCAGCGCTGCGGGAATAGTCCTCGAAGGCGAAGGTTGCCAGCTGATGCATCACCAGTGGTTTAATCTCTGCATCAAGCTTCCGTAATGCCGCAACCCGATCGCACTTAGTCAGCGCGTACTGGGCCAGCAACTCAATCGCCCTCTCCCGGTCATTGTTGCTGATCCCCATCTTTCCGAGAAAAGCGCTGTATCCCAAAGCTGCCCGTTCCTGCGTCATGCCCATCGCAGCCATGATATCCGTTCCGCTTAATGAGTCTGACGCCGTAGCGCGAGGAGAGTCGCTAATCATTGTCGATTTGGCGAAGTGATATTTGAGGGTATTTTCAAGATTCATGCGGTCTCCAGCTCGGTAATGGTGAGTTCTAATTTCCCGCCCTTAACGACAGGCATTTTCACAACGCGATAGTCGACAACCTGGCAGTCATCCAGCCAGAACCCCGCCTTGGTTAAAGCGTCGAATGCAGCCTTCTGCAGGTTATCCAGATCGCGGCGCCGGCGGTCGGGCAAGTGACATTCAATTAGGATTTTGAGTGGTGCAGCCGTCCGGATATTAAGACGAGCCCTTCGAATGACGCTGGCCACCGCATAGCAATACGCGACGCCTTCCGCGCTAATGTGCGTGCGCCCGCGGTTGTGCCTGTAATACCGGTTGTTGCTCGGCGGCCAGGGTAAAGTGATTTGATATGTCTTCACGTTCACCCCCACATCCGGTTTCGCCAGCGGCTGCCCGGGCGCGCTGGTGAATTTGAAGTCGGCAAGAATGCACTGACAGTCCATGTCACGTAATCCGGGTTAAGGCTACGCTCAACCCGGACGCCACGAGCTTTGTAACGCTTAACCAGTTCGTCGGCCTGTTCGGTGCTGCAGTCGGTATGATGAAACCAGGTATATTTCATTACCATCACCCCGCGAAGCCAAGCAGCTGCGCGGCGACGTTTTCTGCCTCATCGCGACTGCGGAATGAACGGGACAGTACCCAGCGCCAGAGGACATCGAGCGCAGCTTTATAGAGCTGCTGAAACTCGAGTTCGTCCATGTTGGCAAACGAGATGCTTCGAGGATGCTTTTTGAGTGTGCCGTCAGGGAGCTGAATGGCATCAAAGTGCCCTGCCTCGACGATCACCCAGGAGCGGTAAGCATCGAAGGATTTACATAGGCTAATGCCATTCGTGACGCGCCGGTAAGCAACCTGCTCAAGATACTGCTCAGCAGCATCGATCAGCGCGCCTTCATTCCCACCATACGAAGCCAGGAACTTGGCGTAGCCGGTAATCAGCTTCCGCTCGTTACTCGAGATAGCCCCGCTAGTTGGTTCCCAGTATTCAAAACCGAGATTGAGAAGCGCGAAAAAGCGCCGGTGAAATGCCGGGTTTCGTAACCGCCTGAACTCGGCAACAAGAACATCGCCGAGCCGGGTTTTGGATTGCAGGATATCGCTGGTCTCGGGCGTAGCCGGGATCAGTATTCCTGAGTGGTGTTTGATAAGTTGTAATTCTAGCGCCATGGTTCTCTCCGTGGCGCATCAGGTATAGGGTGTTCAGGCCTATGAAAGAATAATATCAGACGGTGGTGTAATTCGGTACCCAAGCCGTTTTGCAAATTGCATGAACCCGTTGAGAGTGAAGATTTCTTCCTCTTCGAGTAACGGTCGTAATGAAACTATTCCATTTACTCGATAAACCAGATATCTGCCCTCAACTGGGAAGCTATAGATAACTGCTTTATCGGCCCTTCTGACCACGTCGTACCATTGATCATCTGCATTAAAGGCATTTGCACTACACACTATTTCCCCCAGAGCGACTTATTTGCGCGGTAAACAGTAATCGGGAACAGCCAGGGGAACGCAAACAGCGATACTCTTTGAAACTGCTCCAGTAAAATTCACGCGATTAATAAAATCACTTGTCAGCGCTTTCCCAGGTCTCCTGCAGTATGTGCTCGCTCTCTTCCTTATCGTCTCCGAAAACAGTCAGTGCATCATTGCTGGCACACTTAATCGTAAGCTGGCTAACATCGAACCGCTTACTGAGTCTATTGGCCAGTTCTGACTCTAGCGCAGGTATAGCTCCATGAGGAAGTTTCTTCATGCGATCAATGGTTAACTCGATTATCATTTTTCCCTCCGCAATGAATTACTGTATGCATGTACAGTGCATTTATAAACTTATCTTACGGATTTTGCAACGCTTTCAGAACATCGAATGTGAATCAACCGATTTTTCTTGTAGAAAAAATCAAGTGTTCAATCCAGGCGGCAACCTAGATAAAACTCCTCTTACGTTGCAAAATAATATAAGGATTTCAAAACGCTGGAATTCGTTCGCTTCTAAAACAGGCAGGAAAGCGATGTGTTAGAAAAGAGAAAAAACATCACTTATGTTAAATAATTGGGTGATTTATAAATTGATTTAATTTTAGCCAGATGTGATAGAGTGAAAGACATTAATTGAGAGGCTAATAATCATGTCTGTTATCGATTACGCAATGAAACTGTTTGGACGTGTATTAACAACCACCGTCACCTGCCCTGTTTGCGGATTAAAATCCGCTCAGTCTTCCTCTAAACTGCGTCTAAAAAGCCCCATGCTTTGTCCGGGGTGTAAAGCACTTTTTATATCTCCGCGCTAGCTTCACAGCCGATGTTCTACACTTAATATAATATCAGCAGTTGTCAAATCCCCGATGCCTTACGCCCATCCTGAGAGAACGTTTCTGAACTGATTTCGCATCTGCTCCTGCGCGTTAACGTAGCAAAAGAGCAACCCAATGAAAATGAAACCTATTGCGTGGTTTAAGCGTTCTCGTATTCTGCCCGAAGGCAGCGCACACATATCAGCCCCAGCCAACGATTCGGGAGGAGAAAACTATTTACGTTCGGAACTTTTTTCTACCCCTCAGTTGGAACGCTTTGGAAGAAAACTGGCTCGTACGCACAAATTGTCTCCGGAAATACTCCCGTACTACCTTCTTAAACGACTAACTGACAATGAAACGATAATTACGCGATGTTGCTATCTACTCAATGCAGGAAAAAAAACGAGTATCATGCCCGCAGGTGAGTGGCTTCTGGACAACTATTACCTGATTGAAGAGCAGATTCGCATGGTACGCCAGCACTTACCGAAAAGCTTTGGTAAGGGTCTTCCGGTACTAGCCTATCCACATAAATGTCCCAGAATTTATGACTTGGCCTCAGAGGCCATAGCGCATGGCGACGGACGCTGGGACACCAGCAGCCTTACCAGTTATATTTCCGCCTATCAAGAGGTGACACCTCTGACGTTGGGGGAGATATGGGCTTTGCCAGGAATGCTGCGTCTAGCGCTGATAGAAAACCTGCGTCGTGTGAGCCACGAAGTGACCCAAGCCCAGCAGGAGCGAAATCTTGCAGATATGTGGATAACGCGGATTTTTGATTGTGCAGAGAATGCTCCCGCCGACCTAATTTTGATTGTTGCCGATATGGCGCGTAATCATCCTCCATTGAGCAGTGCCTTTGTCGCTGAAATGGTTCGTCGTCTGCAGGGACATGGCAATGCTCTTGCACTCCCTCTGAATTGGATTGAACAACGTCTTGCAGAGCAAGGTGTTACAACTGAGGTCCTGATTCATCGCTTCAATCAGCAGCTTGCCGCCAGCCAGCTTTCCGTCAGTAACAGTATTTCGGGTTTACGTCTGCTGAGTGAAACGAACTGGTCTGATTTTGCAGAGACCATCAGCGTAGTCGAGCAAACTTTACGCCTTGACCCAGCTGGTATATATCCTCGCATGCACTTCGACACCCGAGATCATTATCGCCATGTGATTGAAACGCTTGCCAGGGATGCGAGCTTGAGTGAACCGGAAGTTGCAAACCGCGTGTTGGCAATGTCTTGCGAACCGAGTCTAGATCCTGAGCAGCGACATATCGGTTATTTTCTGCTTGGAGGTGGTAGGCCACAACTCGAACAACTGTTGTCAGTTGAAAGGTCTCTATTGAAATGGCTGCGGCAGAGTATGAATAAATCGCCCCTTCTGTCATGGCTTGGTAGCCTGAGTCTCTTGACCACGGCCGCTACGGCTATCATATTGTATGAAACTGCACTACAGGGTATATTCTGGTTGCTCATCCCCCTAGCACTCCCCCTTATTGTTGCCATTAGTCAACTCGCCAGCGATATGCTTAGCGAAGCAACGACACGCTTTCGTATTCCCAGACCTCTGCCGCGGATGGACTTTTCAAGTGGGATACCAGTTGAATATGCCACAATGGTTGCGATCCCTTGCATGCTGACAAGCTATGAAAGCCTCAGCAAACTTCTCTCTCGCCTGGAAGTCTGCAGCCTTGGCAATCAGGATGAAAATCTCTGCTTTGCACTTCTTACCGATTTTCCGGATTCATCAACTGAGGATACCGAGGAAAACACTGTCCTTTTAAGGCAAGCGATTGCTGAGACGCAGAGACTTAATCGGCGCAACCCTAGCGGCCGATCACGATTTTATCTACTGCACCGCCAGCCGGTGTGGAACGATTCGCAGAGAATCTGGATGGGATATGAACGCAAGCGGGGCAAACTAGCTCTTCTTAACAGCTGGTTACGCCAACCGGGAACCCAGTTTTCGAGCGTTGCAGGCTTTCACTCGCAGGCTTTGCCCGGACGGATTAAATACGTCATCACTCTTGACAGTGATACGCTCCTTCCTCGCGATACCGCCCATAAACTGGTGGCCACAATGGCGCATCCGCTGAATAAACCAGAATATGATCCAAGGTTCCAACGAGTCGTTAAAGGGTACGGTATTTTACAGCCAGGCTTAGCAGAGGAAATGCCTCTTTACGGTCAGGGGCGCTACGCCGCCATGCGCAGCAGCGTCCCGGGTAATAATCCCTATTCGATGATGTCTTCAGATATATATCAGGATCTTTTTGGCGAGGGATCGTTCGTAGGAAAAGGTATCTATGATGTAGATATTTTTGTCCAGTCCACTGCCAACGTCTGTCCGGAAAATCTCGTACTCAGTCACGACCTGCTCGAAGGATGTTACGCCCGCTCTGGTCTGCTGAGCGACGTTTTACTTTACGAACAATATCCAACTAATTATATCTCAGACGTGGCACGTCGTACGCGCTGGATCCGCGGAGATTGGCAACTGCTCAATTGGTTAAGGGTTCGGGTCAGAAAAGCTGACGGAAGCAGGGAAAAAAATCCATTGTCCATCCTTTCTCGTTGGAAATTATTGGATAATCTCCGACGCAGCCTGGTAGCGCCGTCGATCATGCTGCTCGTATTGAGCACGCTGCTCTGGCTCCCCAACCCTTTATACTGGTTTAGCGTGCTTACGCTAATATGGTTTCTTCCTGCGGCGCTTAGCATAGCATGGGATCTCGTTCATAAACCGCACCGCCGTCCCCTTAAACAACATCTGCAACTGGTCTCAGCTGGAGCCTTGAAGCGCATTTCACGTATCGGTCTCACGATTATGATACTACCCCACGATGCCGGTTACTCATTATACGCTATTGGAGTTACGCTTTGGCGACTTGGTGTAAGCCAGCGTAACCTCAACCAATGGGTAAGCTATAACCCAGATAACTACCAATCCAGTATCTCTGTTTTAGGTTTTTATCGGGAAATGTGGCTGAATGTTGCCTGCGGTCTGAGTCTCACATCACTAGCATTGGTGTTTGATCCGCTGATGCTGTTCATCGCATTGCCCATTAGCGTCGGGTGGTGCATAGCCCCCATTATTATGGCTTGGCTGAGCCGCCAACCCGCGCGTAAGCCTTTTTTGCCAGATCATAAACAGAAACTTCTGCTGAGACAGACAAGCCGAGAAATATGGTCTTTTTTTGAGACCTTCGCCACAGCGAAAGAAAATTGGCTCCCCCCCGATAATTATCAGGAAATACCGCAGCCGACAATCGCGCACCGTACATCCCCTACCAACATTGGGTTATCACTACTGGCTAACCTTACTGCCTGGGATTTTGGCTATTTGCCAGGCGGCAGCGTCTTACAACGCATAACGCTCACGCTCGACTCTCTTGATAATATGGAACATTTTCGTGGTCATTTATATAACTGGTATGACACTCAAACACTTGCGCCGCTCAGTCCGCGTTACGTATCAAGCGTGGATAGCGGTAATATGGCTGGACATCTATTGACTCTGCGTGAAGGGTTATTAGCCATGCGAAACCAGCCGATTTTGAATGGCGAAAGAATACTTGCAGGGTTAAACGATACATTAGTTCTTCTTGAAAAACACTGGGGGCTAGGGGCACCGGATACGCTTAAAGAGCTTCAAAAGCAGTGTTTCAGCTCAGTGGAACTTCCTTCGGGAGCTCTTTACAGCGAACTTAAAAAAATGCGTACTCAGTGCAAACATCTTACCGCTGCGAGTCAGCAGGAAGGTGATCTTGTGGTGCGCTGGGCCGAGCATCTGGAGTATCAGTTGGTTGAATTATGCCACGAATGGTCACATCTACTCGCGTGGTTACCCCCTACATACCCAAGCGAGACATTGCCAACACTAAGCTGGTTGGCGCAGAGTACCGATACCGGAGAAGGAACGCCTCCTGCATCAGTTATTACTCACGCCCGTTTGCGGCTGGATATCATCAGCGAACTTGAAAAGAGGTTAAATGACCATGCGCGAATGGATTTTGCCTTTCTCTACAGCGAAGCTACCAGCCTGCTCAGTGTCGGATATAACTGCGACACAAATACCGCCGATAAAAGCCACTATGACCTTCTGCCCTCTGAAATCAGGCTGACAAGTTATCTCGCTATCGCGACAAATCAGCTTCCGATAAAAAGCTGGTATGCGTTGGGAAGGTTGTTCACCAATATCGACAATGAAACCTCGTTGATGTCATGGAGCGGCTCGATGTTTGAATACCTGATGCCAAATCTTGTGATGCCAAACTGGCGCGGCAGTTTGCTTGATGAAATGGGCAAATCCGCGGTGAAACGTCAGATTAACTGGGGCAAGGAACGTGGCGTACCATGGGGCGTTTCTGAGTCCGGCTATCATGCATTTGATGTCCAGCGTAATTATCAGTATCAGGCATTTGGGGTACCTGGACTAGGTCTTCGCCGAGGACTAGCGGACGATATGGTAGTCGCGCCGTATGCAACACTACTGGCTCTGCTCGTTTACCCCCAGAAGGCCTGCGAAAACTTACTTAGACTGGAGCAGAGCGGAGCACATGGCGAATACGGGTTTTATGAAGCGCTGGACTACACGCCATCACGGCTTGCTACCGGGCAACTGTACGCGGTTGTACAGTCCTGGATGGCACACCACCAAGGGATGGGATTCCAGGCGCTAGCGCATATCCTGCTTGATGCCCCAATGAACGAGCGATTTATGGCAAGCCCCACCTTTATGTCGGCGAATCTTCTATTGCAGGAACGCGTCCCGGATGCAGTCGATCTTTACAGCCCTCGCCGTCATTTTGAATCCCATGAAGGAAGGGTTAAACCGGTGCGATATGAACCGAGAGTTTTCAGTCATGTAGACAGCCCTACTCCGGAAATACAGCTGCTCTCAAATGGGCATTACCACTTGATGCTGACGCCAGGTGGTGGAGGATACAGTCGCTGGAATTCGATTTCAGTTACCCGCTGGCGCAGCGATACAACTCGTGATAACTGGGGATCGTTCTGTTATATCCGTGATCCGCATACGAATGAGGTATGGAGCAATACTTGGCAGCCCATGGGCGGAAATGCGAATAGCAGCGATGAGATAATCTTCACCGACGCAGGCGCAGAATTCAGGCGTACCTTCGGAGCCCTTAGCGTTAGGACACAGGTTGTGGTTTCCCCGGAGGATGATATAGAGCTGCGGCGTGTCACCCTGGTACACCATGGCCGTCTACCGCGAACGCTCGAGCTAACAACGTATGCTGAAGTGGTGATTGCTCCAGAAACCAGTGATCTAGCGCATCCGGCATTCAGTAATTTGTTCATCGAAACTGAGATTGATCACAGTCGGGACGCTATTCTTTGCCATCGACGACCGCGTTCTCCAGATGATCCGAGCCCATTTCTGTTTCACATGATGGTGGTGCATAGCAATGATCATAATGAAGCCTCGTTTGAAACAGACCGAGCTAAGTTTATTGGAAGGGGCAGAAGTCAGGCTGATGCCGCTGCTATCTATGCTAACGGGCCGCTCAGCAATACTTCCGGTGCCGTGCTGGATCCTGTCCTAGCGATCCGACAAGTTGTGAGACTCATGCCAGGTATTCCGATAACGATTGATATCGTTTATGGCATCAGTGAGAGCCGTCAGCAAAGCAAGGCATTATTAGAAAAATACCGTGATTACCCAATCGCTGAGCGTGTTTTTGAGCTTGCCTGGTCGCACAGTCTGGTAGTGCTAAGGCAGATAAATGCCAGCGAAGATGACGCAACGCTGTTTAACCGACTCGCTAGTGCTGTGCTCTATCCCTGTCACGAACTACGCGCCGACGATCAAGTCATAAGCCGTAACCGCCGCGGTCAGTCCGGACTGTGGGGCTGGGGTATTTCAGGTGATTTACCGATTGTACTGCATAGCGTGACCAGCGATGAGAGTATGACCTCTATCACTACACTGATTCAGGCTCATCGTTACTGGCGACTAAAAGGGCTTGAAGTGGATCTTGTTATCCTCAATAACAGCGCAGGTGGCTATCAGCAGGCCCTTCAAACACTGATTATGGATTTAATCTATGCCGGTTCAGAAGCCAGCCTGCTGGATAAACCGGGCGGCATTTTTGTCCGTAACGGGGAGCATTTGTCTTCTGAAGATAAGCAATTGTTGATGAGCGTTGCATGTATGTATCTTGACGATCGCGCCGGCGGGCTAAACGAGCAACTTAATCAGCGGCTCCACTCGCCAATTAAACCGCAAAGGCCATTTGTATCTTTTGTCACTGAGGGAAGCAATCGACAGGAAGACTGGACGCCGCATATAGAACATCTGTTCAACTTCAATGGGCATGGAGGGTTTTCAGAGGATGGACGGGAGTATCAGATTATCCTGAAGGAAAATGTTCCAACGCCGGCCCCTTGGTCAAATGTGCTGGCAAACTCCTGTTTTGGTAGCGTCATTTCAGAAGCCGGACAGGCTTACAGTTGGTATGAGAACGCTCATGAATATCGTTTAACTCCCTGGGAAAACGATCCAGTAAGCGACCGTAGCGGTGAGGCTTTTTATATTCGTGATGAAGAGAGCGGAACGGTATGGTCACCCACGACGTTACCTGTACGTGGCCGCGGGGATTATTTAACCCGTCATGGTTTTGGCTACAGCGTATTCGCGCACCGCGATAGTGGTATAGATAGCGAGTTGACAATACTGGTTGGCGAACACGATCCTGTTAAGTTGGCACTTCTGACGCTTAGTAACAATTCAGGCCGCACGCGCAAATTATCGGTCACAGGGTACGTAGAGTGGACGCTTGGGGAATCACGCTCGCGTTCTGCTCCCCATATCGTTACACATACGGTGGTCGTGCCGGGTGGTAGTGGAGTTACAGCAAATAACTTTTACGGAGCTAACGGCGAAGGACGCATTGCATTTTTCGCTGTCAACGATCCTCATTGTTCGTTGACAGGTGATCGCCGAGAGTTTATTGGCCGCAATGGCTCTTTGCAAAAACCGGCCGCAATGAAGCTTCGCAGCTTATCGGGAAATACGGGCGCTGGTTTGGATCCATGCGGTGCAGTTCAGTCTGTTACCACCCTAATTGACGGTGATCAGAAGACCTTCATTTTTGTACTCGGCAGCGAGGAAAACTCCGCCCGGGCTCAGACTATACTCGATCATTATTTGGATGAAAATATCGTTCGACAGGAGTTGGACAATGTCGATCGTCACTGGCACCGCATGCTGGATAAGATAGTGGTCAATACACCAGACCATTCAGTTGATAAGCTAGTTAACGGTTGGCTTCTATATCAGACAATGGCCTGTCGTCTCATGGCGCGCAGTGGTTATTATCAATCGGGTGGCGCATTTGGTTTTCGCGATCAACTCCAGGATACATTAGCACTGACCCACGCTGCACCGGAACGCCTACGCGACCAAATATTACTATGTGCGTCAAGACAGTTTATTGAAGGCGATGTGCAGCACTGGTGGCATCCACCTCACGGTAGCGGCGTACGCACGCGATGTTCAGATGATTTTCTCTGGCTCCCGCTCGCCGTCAGTCACTACGTCGACACTTCTGGGGATATCGGAATACTAGAGCTGATGATTCCTTATCTGGAAGGACGTCAGCTCCAGCCTGGAGAAGAGTCCGTTTACGATACACCACTAATCAGCCACACCGAAGAGACGCTATGGCAACACTGCGTTAAAGCCATTAAGCATGGGCTTCGTTTTGGACAACATGGTCTGCCGCTAATAGGCGCTGGCGACTGGAACGATGGGATGAACCGGGTCGGCATCGAAGGAAAAGGTGAAAGCGTTTGGCTCGGGTTCTTCCTGTTCGACATTTTAAAGCGTTTCGCGACACTCGCTGAGCGTCAGCAAGATAAGCTTGTAGCATCGCTGTGTCGCACGGAGGCGGAACACTTGCAAAAAAATCTGAATGCGACAGCCTGGGACGGGGAATGGTTTCGGCGTGGATATTTTGACGATGGAACGCCTTTAGGATCCAAAAGTTCTCAAGATTGCCGGATTGATGCAATAGCTCAAAGTTGGTCCGTTTTATCCGGTGCGACAGACTGTGGACGTGCCGGTAAATCAATGCAAGCTCTGGACAAGCATTTGGTAAACTCCGAATCTAGGTTGATAAAGCTACTTTCGCCTCCATTCGATGGACACGGACCAAATCCCGGTTACATTCAGGGTTATGTGCCTGGTGTGCGTGAAAATGGCGGGCAATATACTCATGGTGCTATCTGGGCCGTGATGGCATTTGCCCGAATGGGAAATGCAGAGCGTGCGTGGCAACTCTGGTCACTGATCAATCCAATAAACCACACGTCTACTGACGAAGAAGTTGCGATTTACAGAGCAGAACCATACGTAATGAGTGCAGATGTTTACAGCATCGCGCCACATACTGGACGTGCAGGTTGGAGTTGGTACACCGGATCAGCGGGTTGGGCCTATCGTCTTCTTACAGAAGAATTGATGGGCATAAAACGTTCCGGTGATGTATTGACCATACATGCCCTGTTACCAGCAGAGTGGGAGTCTTTTTCTCTGACGTATCAACATGACGAAAGTTATTATGAGATTACCATTACACGTGGCAACGGGGAGTATCAGGTCATACTAGATGGTATCGAACTGTCTGATGACCGAATACCTTTAAAGCAGGATGGTCAAAGACACATAGTAGAGATCACTCAGAACTAAGGGATCTTAAGAGCGCATTAACGCCTACCGTTAATGCGCTGATTGTCTCTAAGCACTTCAATCGCAGTCTGCATAGCAACTTTATCATCACGTCTTTTTTGCTTACCTTGCATGACTTGAAGATACTCGAGCAAGGTACGTGTATTAATCGGCCTTCCCTGTTTACCCACAGAAAGCACTGCTTCACCTAACATAATTTTTACTGGTGGCAACTGCGCTGGGTACCAGTCAAGAGTGTCTTCTGATTTCATCATAAATTTCTCATGGAAGGATATTGTAACATAAATCAAACAGTTGTTTTCTAAAAGCTCATGTTTTATTCAGCAATAAATATTCATAACTTAACCCGATAATTTATATTTTAAAGCGTATAATAAATATTATATTTTTCAGAGGTTATTTTATGTCATTTACAGAAGGACTTAGACATTTTAAAGAAAGACCGGTCCATGTTGCTTGCCCGGTATGCGCATACAGAGCCAATCAGAAAGCAGGTAAACTAAGAAAAAATGCTATTCTGGAATGTCCTGCCTGCGGACTGTTGTTCAGGCCATCAGAATGCTGGTGCATCGGCGGATGATCAGTTCCTGCTACTTAACTGATATCAGTAAATGCCAACATTCCTTTTATTGTATAGTAGTAGAGGGCATTATGATGAAAGATAAAAAATCTGTTTTTATTGAAGGAGATATTCTTTCGAAAAGCTGTCATGGACAGATCGGACAACATTTCTGTATCCACAGAGTGAGATTTAGCAATGGTAAATATGCAATTGTTCGGGAAGCATCAGGGATATGTTTCAAGCCAGGCGAAGTTATTCAACGAAATGATTGCAATTGGTTTTATAACTTAATCCCAATTCGTCTTCTATCTTTTGAGTATGTTGGTGAGGATGAATCCAGAAGGCAATTCCTCGAATATCATTAATAACCCACTAAGTCTTATAGAAAAAGAATTTTTTCGCCTCACTAAACCATTTAGTGGGCATCTTCTCCCACACGCAATCTGCCCCCCTGAATGCAGAAAAAACTCAATTGTCTAAATGAAACGTTCCGCTGAAAATCTCTTCAAATTATCCATGTGCATTACAACCTTCATTAGCTTAGGGAAATTTATGTCACAACTCTTTACATACAAAATTACTTCATCCCTGCCACTGGTTTTCCTGGGGAGCGCTCAATATCGTTTTTAATTAGCCGTAAACAGATAGTCTTAACCCAACGTGGCGAGAATTTGCTGAGGCTGATTGCTCTCGTGATTCTTAATCTCATTTTGATACCTCTTTGTCGCCAGAGGAGGCGACTTGTTACTCGGTTATAACACTCGATGGAGATAAAGCCTTTAACTCATTCGTGTGCGGTACGAGTCTTCAGAATCTTTGCTGGCACACTTACCCCCTCCCACCAGCCTTCATCCGGTCATATTTAGCCTTCAAAAGCTCCGCTGGCGTTGGCCCCTTCTGAACCACTGGCGGGGCCAACGCGCGCCGAACAGGCGGGATTGGCTTCCCGACCAGCACCCGCTTTTCCCACATACCCAGAATCTCGCCAGCCTCACGCTCGAGCTCTTTATGGCTCAACTGCCCATCAGTTCCCCGGCGCCGCAGTTCGAGGCATATATGGTAATAAACTGGCTTCGGCCACGGATAATGCTCACTGCTCGGGTACCGAAACACCAGCTTGCGCCACTTCCAGTACTCAGCCATAACGTCAGCAGTGGTGATCCCCAGCACGCAGTGCCCTTCCCTGCACCACTTGATGAACTGGCCTGGCGAAGGCAGGAATGGTCGCTCCTGACGGCGCACCATGCGCATACCGGCCTCAACCTGATTCATGGTGTTTATCCCGTTTTCTTTGAACGCCAGCACCCACTGCCGGCGGATCTCGTTCACATCCTCCTGGCTGCGATTAACCAGGCTTGCAGGGAACGCGGCGGCCAGTTGCACAAACAGCCCGTTGATAATCTGCGCCACCTGCTGCGTTTGTTCGCGTTCGCTGTACTGCTCTGGCAAGTTGTGCGCCACGCGCCGAGCCTGTTCCCGGTCAAAATTGCGAATGCTCTCGGCTAGGTTTTTCATTCCAGCACTCCATCAATCCAGTCGGTGTTGTGCAGGTCAATGCCGCCCCGAGATGGTTTTACCGCTCCGGTTGCACGCAGCCGTTTGGTGGTGAGCTGATCCCACTGTTTGCGAAGACTCGAAGGGCTCAGGATGTTGTCTTTCCAGAACTCGTCCCTGTTGGCCCACTGGAACAGGTCACAGATTTCGTAGTGCGTGCGCTTGTCCTGGACACGCATCAGCCTGATGGTGTTTGCCCATTCAGCCCAGTTTGGCTCGGATAGCGATGCGTTGACGGTGAGAAGCCTGTCGTAAATCCAGCGGGCGGCCTTGAGGTCGTCAGCGGATCCCCATGATTTACCTGCCGGGGTGTATATCCCGGCGGCAGCTTCTGGATGGCGTGAGAGAAAATTTAGAGTTTTCTGGTTTCGGGATTCGTCAGAATTCCGAGACGAGGATATTTTATTATTGTTCTTGTTATAGTCTTGGGTGTCTACCGTTTCCGGGAAGGTTTTTCCCGTTTTCGGTAACACTTTTCCCGATTTCGGGAAGACTTTTCCCGTTTT